CGCGGCCACTTCCACGCGCTGTGTATACTGAGACCACTTACCCTGATACCGATCGTTGAGCTGATTGTTGTAAGCGTCTTCGTAGGCCAGCGCGATTGATTTCACAGCGTGCCAGCGCTTAATCTGGTCGGTCACGACAACGTCGGAGACGCCCAGGGCGCGGCGCGCCGAGACCGTTTGAAACACGAAGACCAGCTTCGTCAAATCTCGCGGTGTTTCTTTCAGTAGATAGCTCAGCAGTTCGGAGCCGATGTAATCCGCCGCCAGCGACATCTTGGCGTTCAGGTCGATCTGCTCCACGCTGGCGACATTCAGCAGGCTGCTCTCGTAGCGCTGCAGATCCTGCAATCCGTTGATCTCTCCATCTGTAAATAGCGCCATGGCCTTCTCTCTTACTCCTGTAGCGTTCGGAGGGTCTCTTTCATCGCTTTGAGCACGGCTTCATCCAGCGCGCTCGTTTCCACTCCGCGTGGCGCAGGCCGTAGTGTCTTTCGAAATTCAGTCGATTCGTCGGCGTTCGCGAGCCGGGATCGGCCTTCAACCACCAGGCGGGCCGCCGTTTCGCGGTTCACTTCTGTCAATCTCCCGGCCTTGCCGCCGTCAGCGGTTTCCAGGCTAACCACGATAACGTGGGCGTCCGGAATTTCGCTCTCGAGCTTGCGCATCTTTTGATAGAAAACTTTCAAATCCATGGCTTCCCCTTCTGGAGTAGGACAGGCCTCCCGGCCTGTCCCCGTACCACTGAACCTAGCTATTAACCTGAACCGCGAAGTTATTCCGCAGCACCGCGCAGCCGTACAGTACGTCCACCGTGAACTGTTGTGACAGCGTATTCGGTTGGTAACTCATCACCACCCGCAAGCCGAAGTTACCCGCCTCGGCATACTCAGCGATGGCGCCCGTGCCTGGCAAAGGTTGCGGCAGACGACGCACTACAAGACCGATGGCATCCTTAGTGAACGCGAGATTATGCGTGGTTACCGGGCCGCTACCGGTATACTGCACGAACTGCGACCGGAAGATGTAGAAGTCTTTCATCTTGCCGACCGTTCCGTCGATTAATGCGTCTAAGCCAGCCTCGCCCGCCGTGTAAAACTCGCTGAATCGTGGAATCTGGCGAAGGGCCGAGTAAGCGTTGGAGTCGACCACCAGATACTTCTTGGCGCTGGACGGGACCTTTGCGGCAAACAACGCTGTTTCAGCCGAGTCAATCACTGGCTCAGTGAGCGGAGTAGCAGTGGTTCCCACGGGAGTGTTCGCGCTGAACTGTGAGTACAGCGACAGCAGGTTGGTTTCGATCGACTGCGCAATGGCAACCACGGCCGGTTGCATATAGAGCTTTAACAGGTCCGGGATGGCCAGCACCTTGGTCACATCCGGAATCTGAAATGTGGCCTCGGCGTGGGTATTGAGCACAATTTGCGCATTTCCGAGGTTCGGATTCTGCGGCTGTACCGCCCCGCCTTCCGCTATGTTGTTGGCCACAAGCACGGGAGGAATCGGTATATTCACCGTATCGCCCGCCTGCGCCAGAACCGGCTCGTAATCGCGATTGACGAGGTTGCCCATGACCATGTTGCCCATGAGTGCGGGCAACGCGTCAACGGCTACCAATTTCACGATCGCCGTCGCGACATTTGCTGATGTAATTGATGGCATCTATCTCTTCCTTTTGTTCTTCTTTCTCGGCTAACAGCCGTTTACAGACCTCGCAGGCTCTGACCCGCTAACCGCGAGATCTCCAGGCGTACTCGATCCAGGTCTTCCGCGCTCATGCCCGGCCGGATCTTGTCCAGATCGAACCCGCCTCCGCTCGGCGCTGGTTTCTGCACCGATCCCATACCCGAGCCGCCGGCGATTCGCGCCGGCAGCAGTTCCGGATTGTCATTCACGAACTGCGACAGGTACTCCTTCATCGATTGCGGCCCATGTTCGGACTGGGCTATGAAGCGCCCGTCCTCATTGCGCTGAATGTCGTCCCGCACCACTCGATACGCCAGGTCTACCTTGGCCACTCCCAGTCGCTGCAGCTCCGCTCGAATTGCTGAACTTCGCTCGGCTTCCTCGGCCAGTTTCCGGGAGCGCTGATTTTCGTGGACTAACTCGTTCATGCGCTGCTCCAATTGCTCACGGCGTTTGCGCTCTTCCAGTAGTTCCGCTTTGTAAGCCGGTTCCGTTCTGGTCTGTTCGGCCCGCACAAACTCTTCAATTGCTCCACGAATGATCGAGCGCAAATCCACGCCCTCAACCTTCTGATCTTCCATAGCTCTCCTTAACTCGCGGACGAACCCTCCGGCTGTCCTTTACGTCAATCGGCGTCTAACTCCCTGACGATCTGCTCCTTGACATCCTGCCGGATATCGCACAGATACTTCAGCGCCAACTTCTTGAAAATCTGCTTCTTCAAAGTCGGCGAATTCATTCCCATCGCAAGTAGACCTTGCGCGTCCGCCAGTTCCGAACCAAAGTCGCCGACATCGAACTCGTCCATGCCGGAAACGTCGACCTGCAATCCGTCTTCACGAGCCAGGTTGATCGCGTTCAGTACCCGCGTCATCGTCTCCTTGACTTCGTCGCCATAAGCCCTGAGGACTTCATTGGTGATCGCGAAGTCCCGCTGCTTACTGACTCCCGACTGTGCTTTGGCCGTCGTGAGTTCCCCGCCGGCCTGGCTCAGATAACACACGCGATAAATCTCGCCTTGCAGCCTGGTCAGATTCTGGCTGGCAATGTCGAATACTTTTCCTTCAGGCTCTGTCCATCCGAAGCGGTCGTTCGGCCCGAGTTGGACGTAGTAAGACTCGCCCATGATCTGGTCCCAATCGCGCTCCGAATAGATCACCGGCATCGCGAACAGTCCCATAGTCAGGGCCCAAGCCAGCGCATTCGACTTATTAAAATGCTCTAACTGTAATAGCCCGGCGCGGTTCATCAGCCAGAGCCCCTCCGATACTTCCAGGTCGAACAGCGGCACTCGTTGATTCTTCGCCAACCCGTGCCGGCCGGAAGCGGTCAATCGAACCTCGCCTTGGCCTTCGTTCTGCTCCGTTCGCTCGTAGATCCGGTAATTCTCCCGGTCGTAATAAGCCCATCGCGTTTCCCGCACCCAATTCGCGTCTTCGATGTTCGGCTTCCGCAAGCCCGTGGTCCGGAGCACCACCCACTCGTAAGTCCCGTGCTCGTCGTAACTCCAGTTGACGAGATCTTCGGCCGAGTACCCCACCAGGTAAGCGCGCGACGTGCCGCGCTGGTCCTCTTCAGCACGATTGACCGCAGGCGCCCACTGTGGGAAGTCGACCAGGATATGACTCTTCCCTAGTACCAGCGCTTGGATAAACCGCGCCCGGAAGAACTCGGTGAGATTGGTGCCGTTGAGATCGCAATCCTCGGTGAACGAGGTGAAAAACTGACGCGCGCGATCGTTCAGCCCGTCGAACGAGAACATGGGTTCGCGCCGGAACAACGTCGCCGTGTACCAATCGATAATCGAACCTATGTAATTTTCATAGAAGACCCGGATTAAGCGTTCCCCGTAAACGTCTGCGGGTTCCTTCTGCCGTCGCACCAGATACCGGTCTGCGTGGCACTTAAAGTGTTCCCCGCCAACGTACATGTCCTGGTACTGTTTCCAGATCGCGTGTCGGGCTGCGTAGTCCGGATGCTCGCGATTGATATCTAACACTCGTTCACCCCCTCCCCTGTTCTTGCCGGCTTACCAAAAAAGCCTCTTGTTCCGGCCGCCGATCGTAAGCTTGTCGGAGAACTCTTGCCACGCCAAATAGCCCAAGGCGTCAGACAGGTGCGTCCGCTTCGGATCGCGGTCCTTGTCGATGATCGTGCTGTCGGGCATATAGGTCACTTCTTCAAAGTCCGCGATCAGTTCCTTGCACCGTGGCGATATCGCCAGGTGGCTCTCACCGCTCGCCGATAACAGCCTCGAATTCACCAACTGAACTCTTTCCCGAACCGCCGGATTGCTAGCGGGAACCTTGAGCTGTGCTCTTTCATAACCCTCTCGTCGTAAGAACTCCGAGATGATCTTGTAGTCGGTCGTACCGGCGGTCTGCAAACGGCATCCCGTAGCGTCCCCATAGACCGCAAGGCCCGCCTGATGGTTCGGAAAACGCGCCTGAAACTCTTCACAGGCGTTCAGCGTGCTAGCCCTGTGCAGTACGATTTCATCCAGCACTCGCAGGTCGTCGCCATGCCGCTGCGCGATTAAAGAGCACATCGGATCCACGTTGAAGTCCAGCGTCCAGAACAGCGGGAGATGACGGTGTAGCCGGATCTCTTGTACGTTGCGCTGCCGATCGAACGCCGAGTAGACCGAGCCTGCGTTGATATTCAAATAGTCCCCCTGTGCTTCCTGCGCAAACAAGCGCTCGTCATAGCTGCTCTTCAACCGGTCGTAAAAGTCTGGAACGCCGGCTAACAAGT